GGCAGATAAGGAATTTTTGACTTGACCTAAAGCGTTAGAGCCACCACCTGATTGACCTAGCACTAGAATATCTGCAAATAAAGATGTAAGAATTAAATTCTTGTAGTACTCTTTGATCTTGGATGTATCCATTGCTTTACTGCCGTTTAAAGACAGAAGCTCTAGCTCAAATAAAGGCTGGCGTGTATCAGGATCATGAGCTTGTGGTAGAATTAATCCTGATTGCTGATTTAGTTGTAAATTACGCATTACATTCTCATAATACGTCTTGATGCTCTTCATTTCTGGTGATGCATCAGAGGATAAATATTGCGGGGGCAGCTTTAAAATTGGTAAACCAGATAAATCCTTAGCGACACCATTCGCTTCAATCTCTTCGATTACACTTAAGAATCTCCAAGCAAGGTAAGCGTCACGTAACATGCTTTTACCAAATGGATCACCTTTGTGCCTACCTGCACGAAACAACAGAACTTTACTACGAGGTAAAAGTACAGTGTTATTAGTACGAGCAGAGTAGCGATTATATACATCAGAAACGGCAGATAGGTTTTGCTTTACACCTTTTACTTCATTGCCGTCTTCACTGAATAAAAACTTTTCAATTGTCTCTTGGTTACGAATTGGAAGCTTTTTCCATCCGATAAGACCGTCATCGTACTTTGAGCCATTGGCTTTTAAACGTCTACGATATACTTTTTCATGCACAGAAAAGCCGTACATATTTGCACTTAAAGCTTCTGAGATAAATTCCGACCATGTTTGATCGGTAAAATCATGCATCATTTCGTTGATGATCTTAGCTTGCTTTAGCTCTTCTTCGTTAGCATCCCTGACGGGTTTAAACGTCCAGTCCACTTTACCGATAAGATTTTCGTATAGTGTCAGAGCGGAGTTAATCGTTCCGTGATAAGACATTTGCTTATAAGTATTGAGACTATGCGGAAAGTTTAGTTCTCTTTTGAGTTCGTCACTGGTCACACCACTGAATATGTTAAGTCCAAGATAACCGCTTTCGCTTAGTTTAAACCGATCTGGAGTTTCATCTAGTGCTTTTGTCAAAGTAGTTTTAGTTTTTCGTTCAGCCATTAAAGGCTCCTTTTCAGTTATTTAAAAGTGATTAACCTATGGTTACACCGTTGTAAGATGGAATGTTATTACCTGAGATACTACCGTCAAATGGATTTGTGCCTGTAAAGTCCGGTAAGGTGAAGGAGGGTAAATCATTATTCATGTTTAAAGCACTAACAGCATCTGAACAAACGTCACAAATGTCATCTCTTTCACCTCGTCTTAAACCAGTGAATTCTTCAAGTTCATTAAACAACTCTTCATTCCAATCAGCACGAACTACGTTAACAAACCCTGCCTCTGCAATCGAAGAGAAAGGTAAGAAACGAATTCTTTTTGATTTTAAAGGACGAATTAACTTACAGTTAATACCTTGCTCACCTAACTTTCTTTTAATATTAGATGAGTGAGCAGCGCCAGCAGCACCGGGATCAATTGGAATAGTGACTAAGATGTTTGGAAACTCTCTTGCTGTTTTATAAATTAACTCTTCAACAACGTGAGGTCTATCCCTTACTGAAACAAGATGTTCAATAGTGTAAATACCATTTTCATCTCTTGACATCACAAGACCTCTTGTCCAATCGGGGTTTGGAGATTGTGTACTCACAGGTTGAGAAGCTAAGTCAAACGATAAGACTCTCTTTTTAGCTTTCATATTAGGAGCTTCAACAATTGTAGACCAAGCTCTGTGATATAAACCTGCCTCTTCTTCACGAGCAATCCAAGAACCATCTAAATAAATTCTTCTCTTAATATCAGGAAGAGCCATTAGGTTTGATAAGTAATCAGGGTTAGCTTTGATGAGTGGAATGTTGTCAGTTACGTGCGCTTTGATGCTTCTAAAAGAACGAGGAATACCTTTTCCGTGATGAGTTTCAGCTTCTTCTAATGAATCGTACCAAAGAGGTTTACCATTTTGTAAAACAAAGTATCTCTCTACGTTTGACTTTTCTTTTAATGGGATGCCAAACTCGTCTAAATAAAAATCTTTAATCCAGTGATAAACACCGTGGTCATACATTGGATTGGTTGCCCAGAACATTTGAGGTGCATAATCTACAGCAGCGTTACGCATACGGCCCATTAATGGTAAAACAAACTCTTCAAATGGAAAAGTAGTAACTTCGTCGTAAAAAACCGCCGAATATTGACTTCCAAGGTGATTAAGTACATCAGTGCTATGCTGTAAATGTCCAAATTTTACGATAGAGTTAGTAGATGGTACATACATCTCTAGTTCTCTAGATCGGATTCTAACATCAGGGAACATCTTGGTGAAAATGCCTGTAGCTTCTTGCCACACAGAACCGGGACTTCTAATTTGAGTGCTTGTTCGGCGAAAACAAATAATGGTGGAGTTTTTCATTGCTGCAAACTTCACCATATTCATTACAAGAGCAAAAGTCTTACCTGCGCCAGCACTTCCGGAATATAAAGTAATAGTGCTTTTACTTGCAAGAAATTGCTCTTGCGGAATACTGGCTGGAGCAAGTACGAATTTTTCAGTTGACATTTATTCCTCTTTATTATTTCTTATGATACTTAGAATATGATCCGTAATTTCTTGATTTGTCAGAACTTTCCAATTATAATTAAAAGCAGGTTTATTGTTTGACATACATTTTGAAATCCAATCTGCAGTACTGGTTGTATAACCTTCTATAGATTCTGCAGCTTGTTTTAAACCGTAAAAGATAACACCATCTGATCTTTTAATGCACTTGTTGAGTCTATGACTGTCGTAAAGCGGCTTTAAATCTGAATAATCTGTTGTTACATTTGTATGAAGATTCTCATCGTAAGATTCAACTATGTATCCACAAAAAGCTGTAAACGGAAATTTATTTGAAGATTTTGCGTGACCAAATCCTGCAGATTTTCCAGTAAAATTTGTAAAGGCTATCTGAGAATTAAAAAGATATTTACCGTTTACAACAATTTTATTAGAGACAGCTTCTATTGTATTTTTATAATTATCAGACTCTCTTAGCTTCTGATACATGTACTTAACATGAGATTTTCGTTCATCTTCTGTCATTTTGTTCCAGAAGTTCTTAGTGTTCTCTGATAGTCTTTGACGATCTTCTTCAGTTAAACTTTCAGAACGCTTTTTAATAGATTTTGCTAGTCTTTCAGGGTCTTTAGTCCAAGCAGTTCTCTTAGCAATATCTCTTGCTCGTTCCTCATCATTCATGTTTTCAAACCTAGCTTTATTAATCTGAGCTAGTTTTTCATAATGATCTGGCGCTAATACCACAGACATAATTCTGTTTGTTAATTGTTCTTTTAATTCTGGATTGTCTTCTAATCTCTTTTTAACAATACCTTTTAACAACGCTTTAGTTTCATCGGTATGTTGATAACCAGTAGTGGACACTCCACCTAACGTCATGTTGGAAAGATTGTCCAAACCGTAAAACTTAATTTGTTCTTCTTCTAGTTGAAAAGCTTCACTTTCAGTTAAACTGTCTTTATAGATTTCAACACTGTAACCGTGTTTTTCTACGATATGTTTCCAGTGTTTATTTCGGGACTTTTTCACCCAAGCTCTTCTTTTCTTTCCCTTGCCTACATAAAACACTGAATTGTCATCAAGGCGTCTATGTAAATATACGTAGTATATGGGATTACTGTCATAAGTTCCTAGAACTTCTATTTCTTTCATATGTCATCCTAACATTCCACTGTAGAACAATCAGCAGGACGGTGGATAATCGTCTTTTCGGTCGGCCAACCTAGCTGTTGCTTAATTTTATTAATCCGCGTTAACCATTTTCAAGCTAAACACAGGTGCGTTATTTTGTTGAATCTCAACGCCAGCTTCTGCTTCGTCTTCTCCGTCATATAAATCAAGTACTAATCTGCGGTAATTATCAAGTAAGATAGTAGCAGCTTTTAATTGATTTTGATGACTAGCTTCTTGATTCTTCATTACATCCGCTGCAGTGATAATAGCATCTGCAATCACTGGCTTGATCTTCCGGAGCAACATCACCAGCTCTTTATCTTTTAGCTGACGGTTAGTCGGACGATCAAGCATATTTTCTTTCTTAGGGCGTCCTTGCAGGTTACCGCTTTGACCTTTATTCCATGTCATATATTTTCCTTAGTTATTAGTCCTGAGTACCGAATTCAGGGATAGCATTTCGTCCTATCGGCTCATCAACTCACGTTGTAATTTATCTAATGACTTGGCGGTCATTAGTCAAGGGTAGATAGCCCTCGTGTTACATTGCTTACAATTAACAATGGACGCCCGGAGATTGCTCTCCTAACCGTTGTACGTCAAACGATCCTAAGGGGATTGGTATCGTCCTTTGTCTATGGACAGTGGACAGTATGTGGTGGGCACTGGTGGTAACGATCCACCCGAGCTTAAAGCGCTTGTTTTACAGACAAGACCGTCTCCTTAACGGTATACGTACCCTAATGTTTACCAGCCGGATTTACTTCTTGCTTCTACCTCGAAAGGGTTATCAAGATATCCGTATCTTAGCTGGTAATAAAAATATTTAATACTCCATTTAATAGCACCTAAGCGCTTAATCTGATCTATGTGTACAAGCTCATGATTGAGTAAAGCTTTGTATTGAATTCCGATTCTATCGCCTCTGATATGGATAGTCTTCCAAGGCATTGTAATAGCACCGTAATTGAACTTATAAAGAAACCAAGAGTAAAGACCTTTGGCTTCTAGCACTTTGACTTCATTCATATGTTTCCTTAAATTTGGAAGCGGAGGAAGTACTCGAAACTTCTGCGTAGAGCTTATGAGACTTACGGATGCCCTGAATCCCCGCTATATATTTATTATATCTTATGATCTTACATCTGTCAAGAACTTTATACAGAATCTCTGCAATCCATCTCAGGATCATTATACTCATCATAAAACACTGGACTTGTTCTACCTGAAGGATTTCGTAGAATGTTAACATCCACTTGAAGCTCTGAATCCAAAGCATCAAAAGAATTATCTAACGTATCCAAGCAATGATCACATTCTTGCGTTCTATTGAAGGCTGTGTGCTTAAAGTATCGTTTGCAAGTAATGCAGTTCATGTATAGGTTCTCTTTGTATTGTATTGTTTTTCTTATGTGTTGCTCATTATGGACATATAGAGTACTTTTGTCTAAAATGGCTTACAATAGTTTTTGTTGTATTAGTGCTGGTTACTTATCCAGCTCATACTGAAGTATCTAAAGCTCGAAAGGATGAAACTAGCAATGGACTAACATATGAAGGTTGCTTCTATGCAGGTTTAAGCCTATTGGATCAAAAGCAGGTTTACATCTCTTAATAACGTAATTTACTAAAGAATTTCAGCTTAATTTATATAGAAGCCTTGATTATAACATATGAATTGTAAAATTTCAAGAGAAATATCAAGTACTTAATCAAAGATACAGAACTTATTTAAAATCTTAGCGTACTTGAGTTG